GCTGCTGCCTTGAACTTAGCGTTCTCGGTATCAAAGTCGTTATCCATCTCGAAGGAGTCACCACGGCGCTCAAAGTACTTAAGGCCATCGCTGACATCGGTTAGGATGAACCAAGCATCGCTGTCGGTTAGATAGTGGTTAGTAACAACGCTAGGAATGATACCCAAAGTTTTAAGGGCATTCATATCATTTAGGTCTGTACCAGTACGACCATCAGAACCTAGGATACGCTTGGCTTCAAACATGTTGCTTGGAGCGATCACGAGCTTCTTAGGCTTGCAGGCAATCAACAGACCGCGATCATCAGTGAAGGCAGCGATGTCGATGTTAGCTTGCTCAAGAGCTGCCTCAGAGAGGTCAGCAGCTGTGGTGGGCATATTGGACCAAGTGCCACCAGCAACGTTAGAGTGAGAGGCACTCAATAGAGTAGCACCATCACCACCAGTATAGCCAGCGGTAGCTGCACGGTTGAATACGTTTGCACCAATGATCTCTTTAGTTTGACGCATAGAGCGAGCTAGGGCGTTAGCCTTACGCTTACCTACGACATCGTACTGGTCGTCTTCAAAGATCTCGCGAGTAACAATGAAGCCTAAAGCATAGGTTACATGGTTATAACGAGAGGTGAAGCCTTGACGCTCTGAATCATAAGTGATTGGAGCGCCTTCTGCTTTAACAGCAGCCAGACCAAAAGAAGATAGACCAACGTCCTCTTCGTATGCTCTTTTAGAGGTATTCTTCTCAAAGAGTTGTGACCACTCTTCTGAGTAGTCGTTGTACGCTTTACCGTACCAAGCATTAACACCAGGCCACAGGGCTTTGGCAAAAGAGCTCGAAGTAATTACACCTGACATATTATATTCTCCTTATTTCTATTAGATACCAAGGGTACCAACAGAACCGAATTGATGGACGTTGAAACCACAAAGCATTTTAGCGGAAGCACCCACTTCGTTATTAACGCGCTGAACAAAGCCGATGAGGCGTAGGTTCAATGTTGAGGTGGTTGCCTTTGTGCCGAAGTCTAGAGTGGCAGGAGAGGTATAGGATGCTGAGGTGCGGGCACCATTAGCATGAGAGATGTTCTGACCGATGTCAGTGGCGGCAGGAGTACCGTTAGCGGCCTCAGCTTCCAGGATAACATCTGGGCTGTCACAGACGAGTAAGTAGCCAGTGCCACCTACTGCGATTTGAGCAACACCAGGCAGGTCCAAAGAGATGGAGCCAGTGGTCATCTTGCCAGTTGGGTCAAGCTTCGGATTGATAATACCGACGATAACGCCAACAGGGACATCAGCTGCGCCGCAGAGATCGGCACCAGCGATACCGTTAGCATCGGCAGTAGTGCCGAGTTTAACGAGATCACCGACGAGGATTTCGTCAGCAGCAGATGCTACATAGTACATGTTGCTCTGGCCGTTGTACGGTGAGCCATTTGTGTGTTTAACAGGGCGGAACCCGTTAATACGAGAAGTGTTAGCCATTAAGACCTCCAAGAAATAAAAACTATTAAGAGAGAGAATATCTAGTTTCTACTCAAGGTTTTTCGTAGGACTTTTATGGCACTATAGATTAGTCTCTAGTTAGACTAACCTTACCATAAAATCCTTCTCTCTCCGCATCTCGTTTCATAGATTGCTCAAGGTCATTCACGCGAGTTTGTTTACCGGCCTGGTCTTCGTCGTACCATCCTTGTTTTTGCCGCATAACATATGCTTGAATACCCTGACCAACACTAATCTTGATGGGAGATCCTTCTTGAGTAGCTTCAGCTACACGCTTATCGCCTACAGAGACTGCGCCGTCTGTTACTATCTCGTAGCCCATTTCTCGGAAAGAGGCAATACGGTCGTCGGTGTCATTTACAATTCTATAGACATATCCTGGTTCTTGACCTCGGACATTGAGCCTGTTGCGTGTGCCATTGATTGCGCTTCTACGGGCTCGTTCTGTGCTGCCAGCTTTACTAATAGCCATAATCATCTTGCTCCTTTAATGGATTTAAGTTCTTTAATGTATTCCTGTTTGGTCATAATGCCTTGGCGTACAAAGGTGTTCATTACTCGAACCTCATCTTCTGTCATGCCGCTGGTATTAGTCGTGTCACCGGAATCACCACCTCTCGCGGAATTCCCCGCACCTTCTACTGCCGAAGGTCTGCTTCTGTTTTGGTTTGTGAACTTTTCTGGGTAAGCAGATTTGATCTTCTTGCTTACATACTCAAGTACGTCTTCTGGAGATTTGTCTGCATGGACTTTAGCATAACTAAGGCCTAAAGCATCTGCGGTCTCTCGCATCTCAGTGTCTGTGTTATACCATTTATTATTGTCAACCCAAGAGACAAAGTTAGGGTTTGGTTCATTCCCTTCCTCTCGCTCTTTGGCTGCCATCTGTGTCTGTTGCTTTTGTGTTTCTTTGACGTTTGCTAGTTGTTCGTCAATATCCATAATCTTATCAACATCGCCGGTCTCATATGCCTGCTTCTTTTGTTGCTTAAGAAAGTTAACAGCTCGCGTAAATTCAGCTTCCTTCACCTTGGTGTGGTGGTCTTGAAGCATGGACATTGCTTTTTTGGTATTCTTGAGTTCCTTGCCAATGCTCTCAATCTTAGAGATTAACTCGCCTTTGGCTACGAAAGTTTCTGCACTAACCCATTTGGATTTATCACCATCAAATTCTTCTTGTGGTCTCCAACCTTGGTCTCGTGCTCTATCCTCTACGGTTGTGATTACTGTTGAGTCTACTTGTGCATCCTCTGTGCCCTGAACTTCAGGTGCTTGAACTTCTTCGCTCATTATTTAACTACTCCTACGATGTCTTCGTCGTTTACTAGAATGTACTTGGTGCCGTCTGAATCGGTAACTTCTTTACCGGCATACTTGGCGTATAAAACCCGATCTCCTACGACTACAGTATCGGTACGGCCACCGTAGTCTGCAAAACAGGTATCACCTTTTGAGATAACAATGCCTTGCTCTGCGGCTGCCTGCTCTCGTTTCTCGTTAATAGCTAGGACAATCCCGCTATTCGTTACTGTCTCTACAGCGTCTGGCTTTACTAATAGCCTATGTAATACAGGGATAATCATTGGAGAGTAGCCTCCTCGCCATCGCTGTCGCTGTCTTCTACTCGGAACTCAAGCATTTCTCGGTAGCCGTGGATAAAACCTCGGTAGAAGTTATCCATATCAGAGTCCATCCCAGCAGTGTTTGCTAAGACTTCCTTGGCATCGTCAATTCGCTCAATACAAGCAGTATAAAATAAACGACTAACTGGGTCCTGTTTCCAGGTCTTCCATTCTTCAGATGTTATTTGACTCATCTATTTATTTCCTCTCAGTGTTTGCCTGCTCTTGGCTCTTATGAAATAACTTCTGTTTCGCAGACAATCCGTCCATCTGCATCTTTTGGTACTGCTGCTGCATCTTGGCAGAGTGCATCTGAGTAGACTGATCTAGAGTAGTCTGCCCTACCATTTGTGCTCTACGCGCTTCCAAGGCTGTCTCAATCTCCTTGAGCTTAATCTTCTGTACCTCGAGTTGCATCTTCATTTGATGCTTCTCGCTTTCTGCCGCCATGTGCATTTGCATCTTCTGCTGATTAATCTGCATATTTGCTTGTGCTTTTTGCTGGTCAATCTGAGCTTTCATCTGTAGGGCTTGTGCCTTTGGATCGGGCTTAGGTTCCTGTTGCTGTATCATGAATGTCTCCGCTTGGGGGATCTCATAAGCAGCTAGCATATACTTAGTTACAGCTTGTGGGTCTAAAGTTCCAAGGCCCAGTAGTTGGACTAACATCTGGGCTTTTGTTTGCTTCTCTTGCTGAGTAACCGCAGAGGGATCTGCCCCTGGGATTAAATCATTAGGATCACCGAAGTAATCTGACTGTTGGATGGGTTCATCCAGAATGGCAATCTCGCTCTCTGGGTTCAGATAACGAGCATTCAATTTGTAAATCTTTCGGAACTCTTTAGCGAGGCTGCGGAAGATACGCTTATATACAGCAGTAAAGACCTTCATGCCTTGCTCTACGGCAACCTTAGTTGTTGTGGCCGGGGTGTTCTGCCCAGGCATCTTACCAGTCATAATCTCGGCAACAGAGGCAAGCTCCTTGCCGGACTGTACCAGATACTGAAGTAGTTGCAATAGGACTGGGTTTGGTGCGTTTACAGGGAGAGGGAGGATCTGCTTCTTGAGGTCATCTCCTGTGGCGTTAACCGCCTTCCATTCACCTGGAGAGAAGCGACTCTCACCCATCTTAATCCGGAGACCTTTGCCGATGAAGCCTGCTTGTAGGTTAGACAGAGAACCAGCATCAATCAGTTGGTTAATGATTGTATCTACAGACGAATTGATTGTGCCTAAGAGGCGACCAAAACCAATGTCGTAGAATCCACCGTCTGGGTTTGGCACAAAGGAGAACTTCGTGTAATGCTCGTCAGGTACAATGCGAATGATGTTGTTATTAATATCTACGTATACCGTATCTTGAGAAAAGCGAGCCACGAGCCTTAGAACCTGCTTAGAGGCATACTCTACGGTTGCCACATAGGGCTCTGCGTATCCGTCTCCATCTAGGTCGTAGAACATATGTTGCTCTAAGATTAGGTATGGCGTTGTCTCGTCATCCTCAGCCATAGTTTGAGTGGTGAGTTTAACTGCGCCT